TCGGGATGTTTGAGGAAATACAGGCGGCAAAGAAGCTAGGCATCCCTGTGGTGCAGGAGGAAGTCGAATGAAACTAACCATTTACACAGCAGATACCTGCGGACAGGAGTCCAATGTCTACTATCCGAACAGGCTTGACGTAGCGGATGAAGCGACTTTCAAGGATGCGGTCTCTTTTGACCATGTGGCGGCAAGGTATCAAAACAACTATCGCAGCAATGCAAATTTTATCGAATCCGATCACATCAGCATGGACTGTGATAACGGAAAAAGCGATGATCCTGAGACTTGGATTCTACCTGAGGATATCCTAAGTCTTTTTGAAGATGTCTCTCTCGCTATCGCTACCAGTAGAAATCACATGAAAGAAAAAGGCATGAGATCTGCAAGGCCGAGATTTCATGTCTACTTTCCCATCCCTGAAACAAAGGACGGTGAGGGCTACGCAAAGCTCAAAGAAGAACTAGCCGATTTCTTTTCCTTCTTCGATGCCGGGGCTTTGGGAAGTGCTCGGTTTATGTACGGAAACCCTGATACGAAGGTCATTTGGCGTGAAGGCGATCAGCTTATCACGGACTTTATCCGAGACGATTTTGCCAAGTGGGACGCGGCACAAAGCGAGATCCCGGAAGGCTCAAGAAACAAGACACTCTCGCACTATGCCGGCCGCATCATCATAAGGCTTGGCGCAACAGAGGAAGCTCATGAGATGTTTCTTAAAAAGGCTGACCTCTGCAATCCTCCGCTTTCGGATCATGAACTTCAAACCATCTGGCAGAGTGCGATGCGCTTCGGAAAGAAAGTATCGGCACAGAAAGGCTATATTCCTCCGGAAGAATACGGCAAGGACTTCTCACTTATGCCGCCCGATTTTTCAGATATCGGTCAGGCTAAGGTCTTGACCCGAGAAAAAGGCGAGATCCTCGTCTACACCGATGCGACAGACTACATGACCTATAACGGGACGCATTGGGAGGAATCAAGGCAAAGAGCGGTCGGTGTCTGTCAGGATTTTTTGGATAAGCAGCTGGAAGAAGCAAAGGCTGTGCTTGGAAAAGCGACAAAGCTTCTCACGGAATCAGGGGTAACCCAAGATCTCATTCAGGCAGGCGGCAGGACGCTTGAAAAAGCTATCGAGCCTGAACAAAAGAAAACATTTGATTTATATCGAGTCGCCCTTGCCTATAAAAATTTTGTCATGAAAAGGCGTGACATGAAGTATGTCACTTCTGCACTTCAGGCGGCAAAGCCCATGCTCCTTAAAATGATTCAAGACTTTGACAGTCAGGATTTTATGCTGAATACGCCTACTGCTGCCTATGATCTGACAAAAGGCCTTCAAGGAGCGGTGCCACATAAGCCTGAAGATTATATGACGAAAATCACTCTGGTCTCGCCCGATACGAAAAACGAGAAACTCTGGCTTGATGCGGTCTCGGGCTTTTTCTTAAGTGATCAGGAACTCATCGAATATGTCCAGCAGATTGTAGGGCTTTCCGCTATCGGCAAGGTCTATATGGAAGCCCTGATTATTTCCTATGGAGAAGGTTCGAACGGCAAGTCGACCTTTTGGAACTCCATTGCCAAGGTGCTGGGAAACTACAGCGGCACAATCTCAGCGGATGCATTGACGGTCGGATGCAGAAGAAATGTAAAGCCTGAGATTGCGGAGCTGAAAGGAAAACGACTGGTCATTGCGGCAGAGCTAGAAGAAGGCATGCGGCTTAATACTTCCGTCATCAAACAGCTTTGTTCTACAGACCTTGTCTCCGGTGAAAAGAAATACAAAGATCCTTTCAAATTTACCCCGACACATACCCTTGTCCTTTATACGAACCATCTCCCCAAAGTTGGGGCGAATGACGACGGCACTTGGCGAAGGCTCATCGTCATTCCCTTTCAGGCCAAGATCAAGGGCAAGGCGGATATCAAAAACTATGCGGATTTTCTGGTGGAACATGCGGGCGGCGCGATTATTTCCTGGATTATTGAGGGTGCGAGAAAAGCCATCGATAAAGACTTCAAAATCCCCATTCCGAAATGTGTGGCTGATGCCATTCATAGATACCGGGAGAATAACGACTGGCTCTCAGGCTTTCTAGAGGAATGCTGTGAGATTGATCCATCATACACGCAAAAGTCGGGTGAGTTTTATCAGGATTACCGGGCCTATTGCCAAAGAACAGGCGAATGGACGAGAAGCACGGCGGACTTTTATACAGCCCTTGAAATTGAAGGCTATGAACGGAAGAAAACGAAAGCCGGAATGGTGGTTTTAGGGCTTCGTTTAAAGTCCGAATTTATGGACTAAAAATCAAAAGGTGCAGGTCGGTGCAGGTCTTTGTATAAAACCCCTTTAGGGCGAAAATTTTAGGTTAAAAATTCTATATAGAGAAGTTTATTAGATGACTTGCACCGACCTGCACCCTCTCGGAGAAAAGCCTGAAATATCAACGTTTGACGGAGGAAATAACAATGCTTGAAAAACAGATAGAACATAAATTATTGACGGAAACCAGGAAAAGATCGGGGCTTTGTTTAAAGTTCGTCTCTCCCGGATTAAACGGTGTGCCGGATAGAATCGTTCTTCTCCCCAGAGGGAAAATAGGCTTTGTAGAAGTCAAGAAATCCGGTGAAAATCCTAGAACCTTACAGCTGCGAAGGCATAAGCAAATCAGGAAATTGGGCTTTCAGGTTTTCATTTTGGATGATCCGGATGATATTGGAGGACTGCTTGATGCAATACAAGGCTCATGATTATCAGGAATATGCCAAAGAGCAGATCATCAAAAAGAAAGCCTGCGGTCTTTTTTTAGAACCGGGACTCGGGAAAACAGTCATCACGCTTTCCGCTATTTGGGATTTGATGTTTGACTACTTTGATGTCTCAAAAGTTCTCGTCGTTGCACCTCTTCGAGTGGCAGAGAACACCTGGACAGAGGAATTGGAGAAATGGGACCACCTGACCTTTCTTCGCATCTCCAAGGTTCTGGGAAGCGAAAAGGAAAGAATCCAGGCACTTGAAACTCCTGCAGACATCTATGTGATTAACCGTGAGAATGTCGCCTGGCTTTGTGAACTTGGCGAGTGGGACTTTGACATGATGGTGATTGACGAACTCTCGAGCTTTAAAAATCCGTCCAGCAAACGGTTCAAAGCTCTTAGAAAGAAGCGTCCCGGCATTGACCGGGTTGTAGGTCTTACAGGGACGCCTTCTACCAACGGTTTGATGGATTTGTGGTCGGAGATTTATCTCTTGGATCAAGGGCAGAGACTTGGAAAAACAATCGGAAGCTACCGGGCGGATTTCTTTGTTCCCAACCGCATGAACGGCTACATCGTTTATTCATATAAACCCCGTCCCGGAGCGGAGGAATTTATCTACGGTCTTTTATCCAGTCTCTGCGTCTCCATGAAAAGTCAGGATTTTCTCAAGATGCCGGAAAGATTGGAGCGGGATGTCAAAGTCAAGCTTCCGGATGCGGCTAGAGAAATCTATAAGGAGATGGAACGGGAAATGGTGGCCAGCTTAGAAGACAAAACCATTGATGCCGTGAATGCCGCTGTCCTTACCAACAAACTCCTGCAGATGGCATCGGGGGCTGTTTATGACGAGACGGGTGCAGTCGCAGAAATTCATTCTGTAAAACTTGATGCCTTGGAGGACTTGATTGAATCCGCCAACGGCAAGCCTGTCCTTATCTATTACAACTACAAGCATGAACGCATGCGGATAAAAAAGCGTTTCAAGGATGCTGTTGAAATCAAAACACCGGAGGATTTTCAGGCTTGGAACAAAGGCGAGATTCCCATTGCTATGGCACACCCCGCTTCTATGGGACACGGGCTGAATCTTCAGCATGGCGGTTCTACTGTGGTTTGGATGTCTCTACCTTGGTCATTGGAACTTTACCAACAGGCAAATGCCAGGCTGTGGCGGCAAGGACAAAAAGATACGGTTGTGATTTTCAGGCTTATTGCCGAAGGAACAATCGACCGGGATGTGGCACGCGCCTTGGAAAAGAAGGATGTCACGCAGGAGGCCTTAATGCAGGCGGTAAAAGCGAGGGTTTGTCATGAATAGCATCAAGAAAGTAAAAGAAATGATTAGAGGCTACCCTGCGCATGCCGCAAGAATGAAAGAGCTTGAACAAGAGATGGAGCGCTATATTCCGATTACGGCAAGTGAGGTCTTGGATATGCTGACCTTCCCCGGCAAGACGGGCGATGAAGTTCCGGTGCAAAAAGAACGGTCCAAGAACCGGGTCTTTTATATTGCTACCTCCTACCGCAGGCTTGCCTGGCTGATCAATCACAGGGCGGAAAAGGAAATGACGGAAGAATATCAAAAGGCGGCCAAGGAAGTGGAATTTATCCGCTATGCCATCAGAGCACTCCCCAAGTATTACCGAGACCTCATGACCTATGACGTTTTGGAGGGCAAACGCTGGAGCGAAATCTGTGAGCATTTTTCTTTAAGCGGTGTGGAGTTTTCGAGGAAGAAAGAAAGAGCCATCTGCCGTATGGCTAAGACACTTGAAAAGCAGTACCGATATTTCGGTTTCAGGGAGGAGGATATTTGTGATGGAACAGTTGCTGAACAACTATGAGCGTTATCACAACGAGCTTGAAGCAGACCTTTACCTGTTGCAGATGATGCTTCAGCAGGATAGACCGGAACCTTCAGGCAACACGATAGAACTTGGAGCCATCTTAAAGTACCTGAGAGGCTGTGCTGACTTTGTTCATGATGAAGTTATTGACCTGCGGCTTAATCATGCTGAGCTTCGATTTCGTCAACTTTCCTATTTGGATTGGATGATTAAAAGTAGACCACAGGAAGAACAGGAAGTAATTCAAGCTTTGTGGTTTGAAAAGCTTTCTCTAGCTGAAGCAGCGGACAAGTTTTATATCAGCAAGACCAGTATGCATAGACGAAAGCAGGAAATTCTATCAAGTCTAGAAGCGTTTCATCAATCCAATAAAACGATGCAGGAACTTTGGAACGATACGGAATAAATAGGAACGAACTGGCATTGAGATGTAATTAAAGAGCCTGTTATTCTTAAACTAGGAAAAAATATAGAGACCTGTGGCAAGCTGCTGCAGGTTTTTTTATTGCGGGAGGTGTTTTATGCCAAGGAAACCGAAACGCCCCTGCTCTTACCCTGGCTGTCCGGAGCTTGTTGAAGGAAGATTTTGTAAGAAACATGAGCAGGAGGAAAACAGACGCTACGAAAAATATCAGAGAGACCCGGAGACAAGAAGACGTTATGGCAGAGCTTGGAAGAGAATCCGCGACCGCTACATAAGAACCCATCCATTGTGCGAGGAGTGCAAGCGTAACGGGAGACTCGTCCCCTCAGAAGAAGTCCATCACATCGTTCCTTTGTCAGAAGGCGGCACGAACAAACATCATAATTTGATGGCTCTTTGCAAATCTTGTCACTCAGAGATTCACGCAAGACGCGGTGACAGATGGAGCTGACCCCTAGGGGGATGTCAATCTCTACAGAGCATTTGGCGTGCAACGGGCGGTGGGTCACGCGCGAAAAAAGTTCAATTCAAACGGGGGATTAAACCCCTTTTTTATTTTATACGGAAAGGAGGTGCCTTGTGGCAAGAGACGGAACCTACAGAGGCGGCCGACGTGTAAAGGCCGGCAGCAAGCCGGACCCTCTCGTTGATAAGATTGCCGCTGGAAAAGAAGCAAATATTTTAGAAACACACGATTTTGATCCGGATGCCCTTTTTGCTCCGGATGAGCCTAAAGGCATCTCGGATTTATATGGTGAAGACATGCCCGAGCCGTCGGACTACCTTTCCGCAAGGCAAAAGGACGGGAAACCTTTAGGTGCGGACGAGATCTATGAAGAAACCTGGCTCTGGTTAAAAGAAAGACGCTGCGAAAAGCTCGTGAACCCCAGGCTCATTGAATCTTACGCTCAGGCCTTCGCACGTTTCATTCAATGCGAGGAAGCAATCAGCACCTATGGCCTTTTAGGAAAACATCCGACCACCGGCGGCGCAATAGCAAGTCCCTTTGTTTCGATGAGCCAGAACTTTCAGAAACAGGCAAATCTCATCTGGTATGAGATTTTTGACATCGTGAAGCAAAACACAACGACCGCATTTATCTCCACTCCTCAAGACGACATGATGGAGTGGCTCCTGCGAAAGAAAAAGGAATGACCGACGAACTGACTTTCCGAGTAGTTAAGGCGGGTTCAAATACACATTATCGAAACGGAGGAAAATCAAGATGAAACACTATAAAACAGCGGAGTCTGTGACCAAGGGGCACCCGGACAAGCTTTGTGATTATATCGCCGACAGCATACTTGACAGCTACCTGCAAAAAGATCCCGAGTCCCGAGTCGCTGTGGAAGTCATGGCAACTAAGGGACTCATTTTAGTTGCGGGAGAAGTAACAAGTACGGCAAAAGTACATATCCGAAAAGTTGTAAAATACACGCTTCGCTCTGCCGGATATACACCTTCGGAATTTCGCATCAAGGTGCGGCTTCATAAGCAAAGCCCCGATATCGCCCGTGGCGTAAACCGTTCGGAAGACCTGCTCGGTGCAGGCGATCAGGGAATCGTCTACGGTTATGCGACGGATGAAACGCCCGGCTTTCTTCCTTTGGCTTTGGTGCTGGCAAGAAGGCTCACATCAAGACTTGAAGAAGTACGAGAAAACAGTGTCGTTTCAGGGCTGAAGCCCGACGGAAAATGTCTTGTGACCGTGGAGTACGAAGAAGATGAAGCTTCAAGAATCCACTCGGTGGTTCTCTCTACTCAGCATGATGAATCCATCACGACAAACGATTTGCGAAAAGAAGTCCTAAAGCATGTCATCCATCCGGTGCTTAACAATATTCTTCCCTTTGACGAAGAAGATATCCTCGTCAATCCGACAGGACGCTTTGTTATAGGCGGGCCTGCGGCAGACACCGGGCTTACCGGAAGAAAACTCGCTGTCGATACCTATGGTGGGCTTTCCAAGCACGGCGGCGGAGCTTTTTCCGGGAAAGATCCGACCAAGGTGGACAGGTCGGGAGCTTACATGGCGCGGCTCATTGCACGCAGTGTTGTATCTGCAGGATTGGCAAAAGAATGTGAAGTTTCCATAGCCTATGCCATCGGCAAGCCCGATCCTCTTTACTGGGACATCGACTGTTTCGGTACGGAGAAAAAGGATCTTGAAACCATCAGGGAACAATGCGAGACGCTTTTCCCCTTGTCTGTCTTGCCCATGATTCAATATCTCCGCTTCAGGCGGGGCTCTTATGCCTCCCTTGCTGTCACAGGCCACTTCGGCGACGGCAGGCTGCCTTGGGAAAATGACCTGGCAGGGCTTTTGCTTCATACGGGGGTGAGTCTATGAAAATGACAGAACATTTTGAGAAAGTCCCCATCGATAAACTCGTCCCATATGCGAGGAATGCCAGAACGCACAGCAAGGAGCAAATTCTGCAGCTTAGAAGTTCTATCCGTGAGTTCGGATTCATCAATCCCTGCTTGATTGACAAGGATTACAACATCTTGGCAGGACATGGCCGGGTTTTAGCCGCCAAAGAAGAAGGTTTGACGGAGCTTCCCTGTGTATTTGTGGAACATCTGACCGAAGCGCAAAAGCGCGCCTATATTTTGGCCGACAACAGGCTTGCATTGAATGCCGGCTGGGATGAAGAAATGCTCTCAATAGAACTTTCCGAACTGGAAGGAGCGGACTTTGACCTGGATCTTTTAGGTTTTACAGACGCCGAGCTTCATAAGCTCTTAGGTGAAATCGAAACGGAAGAAGACGACTTCGACCTGACTGCCGCTTTGGAGGAAGCAAGCTTTGTGAAGGCGGGCGATGTCTGGACGGTCGGAAAGCATCGGCTTATTTGCGGTGACGCAACAAAACGTGAAGATGTACAAAAGCTCATGGACGGAAAAAAAGCGAACCTTATCCTGACCGATCCGCCCTATGCTGTGAGTTATGAGAGTGCATCCGGTCTATCCATTAAAAACGACAATCTTAAAGCGGATGAATTCTATGACTTTCTCCTCAGCTCTTTTAAGAACATGATTGATGTTTCCGAAGCCGGAGCATCCGCTTATGTCTTTCATGCGGACACGGAAGGCCTCACTTTTAGAAAAGCTTTTGAAGATGCCGGTTTTCATTTGTCTGGTGTCTGCATCTGGGCAAAAGACTCGCTGGTTCTCGGAAGGTCACCTTACCAGTGGTCGCATGAGCCGATTCTCTTTGGCTGGAATAAAAAAGGAAAGCACAAGTGGTATGCGGGCCGTGCGGAAAAGACAGTCTGGCAGTTTGCCAAGCCTAAGAAAAACGAGAACCATCCGACCTCAAAGCCGATTGACCTTTTAAGCTATCCCATTCAAAACTCTAGCCAGGCAAACAGCATCGTTCTTGATTTGTTCGGCGGCAGCGGTTCTACCCTCATTGCCTGCGAACAGACCGACCGTATCTGCTACATGGCGGAGATTGATGACAAGTATGCTTCTGTGATTTTAAGACGGTATGTGGAGTATAAAAACGGTGATGCAACAGGTGTTTTTGTGGAGCGGGACGGCAAGAAAATCCCCTACGAAAAACTTGTGAAGACCGTCAAATCTTAACAAACAAGAAGCTGTAAATTTGTCGGATAAATCTTCCAAAAACCCTGCAAATAAAGGCTTTTAGGACTTGGCTTATCTTCCTTTTAGAGCGAACATGTACCTACAAAAAGAAGGAGGAAAAAACCATGCAAACAAGATTTTCCCTCGAGGGATACAAAAGAAAAGACCTCGCCAAAGCACTGGCGGAGACACTCGAAACGGAAGTGAACTACCTTGGCATGCCGTCCATGAGCTACCGCATTGGAAACTCTTTTTTAGAAAAAGACGGCACGATGATTTGGGGCGTTAATTTCTTGAGAGATGATGTTGAGAGGATTGTCGCAGAACTTGAAGCACAGGGCTTTGAGACTGTAAAAGACGGTTTTACCATTTCCTTTCCGGCCGAGTTCTTTACAACAGAAACCATGCAGAAGCTGGACCGGATCTTGGAATCCAAGGGGGCACTCATAAAGAAAGCCTTGAACGCCGACCGCACCACAGCAGAACGAAACATCGAGACGGTGGACTTTCCCTGGTTTGACCGCATCCTTGGAGCTGACGAAGCAAAAGTCTATACGGAGTTTGTCTCCAAGCTCTGCCAGATGGCGAGAGAACAGACGAGGGTTCTGGAACGGGAAACCGTGACGGACAACGAGAAGTACAGCTTCCGCTGTTTTCTCTTAAGGCTCGGCTACATCGGTGAGGAATACAAGGACGCAAGAAGAATGCTGCTTCAAAACCTGAGCGGTTCTTCCGCTTACCGTCATTCTAAGGAGGAAAGCCGTGAGAACGATTAACAAACATGCTCTTGAAGCACTAAGGAAATCCTATCCAAGAGGAGCCAGAGTGGAGCTTTTAAAGATGGATGATCCGCAGGCGCCTCCTGTAGGTACGAAAGGCACGGTGATTGCCGTCGATGACATCGGAAGCATCCTTGTCCGCTGGGACAACGGCTCGGGACTCAATGTCGTTTATGGTGAGGATTCTGCGAGGAGGATTGATGAATGAGCTTAAAAGAGCAAATCATTACTATCCGTGACAGCGGCAAGACCAATATGCTGGACAGCTATATGGTGCAGCGCATCGCTAATGAGATGGACTTTTACGAATTGGTGATTTTCATCGAGGAAAACAGAGCCGACTACGGCAGGTTTATTCTTACAGGTGATGAGAAATACTTGTCCAATAGCGACAGGTAATCTTGCTGATAATTTGTGCATAAGTAGGCTTAAAACCCTGCAAATAAAGGCTTTTAGGACTTGGCTTTTACCTCTTTTAGAGCGAATATGTACGTACAAAAACAAGGGAGGTCAAGGATATGACAAACAAGGAATTAAAAAGAAAGAGTTTTTTAGAAGCAACGAAGAGACTTGAAGAAAAGAAGCGTTTAGCGAAGGAAAAAGACCCTGCAAGAGCCGCTTATGAAGCCGGCGAAATCAGCTGGAACGAATACCTCAAAAGGAGCTGCCAGAAATGAGAGACTTTACAACATTAAGAAAACTTGGCAAGCATAGAGACCAGTACTTTTCAGCAGTCGTACGGTGGAATGACCAGGTGTTTTTCGCTGCTCCTGCAAAAAATGGCGGCTACCTAGCAAGAATCTATGAGATGGTCGACCTTGAAGATGCTCCGAGCGAGCTTGATGCAAGATTGTCTCTAATAGCGGAACCGGAAGAGCGATTTAAAGACAGCGGTCACGCCATCAAATGGTGCTTTGAGCACGCCTAGTTACAACTGAAAAATAAAGTGCATCAGCCCTTAGGGGCTTTTGCTCGTAGTACGGCCTAAGGGGTCGTTTTTTTTATTTGGAGAGGAGGACGGCATGAGAAAACTTGAAAACTATACACCGACAAAATTCATGCTGCCCACATCCCACTACGATGAGGATATGGCGGATCGTGCTGTGACCTTCATCAATCTCCTTAAACATACTAAGGGCGAGTGGTACGGCAAGCCCTTTGATTTGATTGACTGGCAGGAGCAGATTGTCCGCGACCTCTTCGGCATCGTAAAACCTAACGGCTATCGGCAGTTTAACTTTGCTTATGTTGAGATACCGAAAAAACAAGGCAAGAGTGAGCTTGCCGCTGCCATTGCTTTATACCTGACCTGCGGCGACTTTGAATATGGAGGCGAGATTTATGGCTGTGCTGCCGACCGTCAGCAGGCATCCATCGTCTTTGATGTCGCTGTGCAGATGGTGGAACAAAACCCTGCGCTGAAGGCCAGAATCAAGCCTTTGATATCACAGAAGCGGCTTATTTATAAACCTCTAAACAGTTTTTATCAAGTCTTATCCTCCGAAGCTTATACCAAACACGGTCTCAATGTTCACGGAGTTGTTTTTGATGAGCTTCATGCTCAGCCTAACCGCCAGCTCTACGATGTTATGACCAAAGGCTCGGGCGATGCTAGAAAGCAGCCGCTCTACTTCCTGATCACAACAGCGGGAACGGATAGGCACTCTATCTGCTGGGAAGTTCATCAAAAAGCGGAGGATATCCTTGCAGGGAGAAAGCGGGATCCGAGCTTTTACCCTGTCATCTTCGGAGCGGATGAGGATGAAGATTGGACAGATGAGAAAGTCTGGAAGAAGGCCAATCCTTCACTTGGTATTACCGTTGATATTGAAAAACTTCGACTTGCCTGCAACAGCGCCAAGCAAAACCCTGCTGAGGAGAATATCTTCAGGCAGTTAAGGCTCAATCAATGGGTGAAGCAGTCTGTCCGTTGGATGCCGATGGAAAAGTGGGATGCCTGCAGCTTCCCGGCCAGCAAAACAGAGCTTCTCGGCCGTGTTTGCTACGCCGGGCTTGACCTTTCAAGCACGACCGACTTGACCGCCTTTGTCCTGGTCTTTCCTCCGGAAACAGATGAGGAGCCTTATTTTGTCCTTCCGTATTTTTGGATACCGGAAGAGAATGTGCCGCTTAGGGTAAGCCGAGACCATGTGCCGTATGATGTCTGGAAAAAAGAAGGCTTTCTTCTTACGACTGAAGGCAATGTTGTGCATTACGGTTTTATTGAGAAGTTTATTGAAGACTTAGGCATGAAATACAACATTCGTGAAATCGCCTTTGATCGCTGGGGTGCGGTGCAAATGAGCCAGAACTTGGAAGACATGGGCTTTACCGTAGTTCCCTTCGGGCAAGGATACAAGGACATGAGTCCTCCGACTAAAGAGTTGATGAAGCTGGTCTTGGAAGAAAAACTCGCACACGGCGGGCATCCTGTTCTTCGCTGGTGCGTTGATAATATTTTTGTTCGCACTGACCCGGCTGGAAACATCAAGCCGGACAAGGAAAAATCAACCGAGCGAATTGACGGAGCGGTAGCTCTTATCATGGCCCTTGATCGGGCAATCAGAAATCAAGGGAGTGACTCCGGCTCTGTTTATGACGAGCGAGGGTTGCTACTCTTTTAGAAAAATGCAAGGAGGTGATGTCCTCTGGGACTTCTAAAAAATCTATTCAAAAGCCGAGACAAGCCGGAGCTGACAAAACCGTCAGTATTCCGATTTTTCTTTGCTCCGTCCTTTTCCGGCAAACAGGTGACGGAGAAAAACGCCATGCAATCGGCGGCGGTTTACGCTTGTGTCAGAGTCATCGCTGAGACCGTTGCAAGCTTGCCCTTGCACCTTTATCGCTATGTCGATGAAGGTAAAAAGCGGGACACAAGACATCCTTTGTACTTTCTCCTGCACGATGCACCGAATCCGGAAATGACCTCGTTCATTTTCAGGGAGACCATGATGACGCATCTTTTGCTATGGGGGAACAGCTATTCACAGATACTGAGAAACGGACATGGCGAAATTACTGGGTTATATCCCCTTTTGCCGGACAAGATGCAGGTCAGCCGCAACGAGGAGGATGAACTCATCTACCTTTACCAAAGCGGCATGAAGAATATAGCGTTTCGCAAAGAAGAAATCCTTCATATTCCCGGCCTTGGATTTGACGGCCTGGTCGGCTACTCGCCGATTACAATGGCGAGAAACGCCATCGGCATGGCTATGGCAACAGAGGAATTTGGGGCGAGTTTCTTCGCAAACGGAGCCGCACCGGGCGGTATTTTGGAGCATCCGGGGACGCTTAAGGACCCGTCCAAGGTTAGGGAAAGCTGGAACCAGCTCTTTCAAGGCTCCGGCAATGCAAATAAGGTGGCTGTCCTCGAGGAAGGCATGACCTACAAGCAGATCGGGATTCCACCGAATGAAGCACAGTTTCTTGAAACAAGAAAGTACCAGACGGAGGAAATCTGTCGTATCTACCGTGTGCCGCCACATCTGGTGGCAGACCTCGACAAAGCGACTTTTTCCAATATCGAGCATCAGTCTATTAGCTTTGTCGTTCACACCATTAGACCTTGGCTGGTTCGACTCGAGCAGGCGATGAACAAGACACTTCTTTACCCATCTGAACGACAAGATTATTTTGTTGAGTTCAATGTGGACGGCCTTCTTCGAGGTGACTATGAAAGCAGGATGCGCGGCTATGCTACAGCCAGACAAAACGGTTGGATGAGCGCCAACGATATCAGGAGGCTTGAAAACATGAACCTAATATCAAAAGAAGAAGGAGGAGATCTGTACTTGATCAACGGCAACATGACCAAACTTGAAGACGCTGGCATCTTTGCCGGCAGGGAGGTGAAAGCAAATGGAAAAACGTAAGTTCTGGGTCTTTCAACGAGGAGATCCGGAAAAGGGAGAAACCGTCCTAAGACTGGACGGACCGATTGCAAAAGAGAGCTGGTTTGGCGATGAGGTCACACCGGCTCTTTTCTTGTCGGAGCTGGAAAGACATCCGGGAGATTTAACGGTCTGGATCAACTCTCCGGGCGGCGACGTCTTTGCGGCATCACAGATCTACACCATGCTCATGGACCATCAGGGAAAAATCACGGTCAAAGTAGAGGGCCTAGCCGCTTCTGCCGCTTCTGTCATTGCGATGGCCGGCGGCGAAGTGTTGATGAGTCCCTCTTCCATGATGATGATCCATAACCCGACGACCATTGCCGAGGGCTGGAAAGACGAGATGGAAAGAGCCGTAAACATACTTGAGGAGGTCAAAGCCTCCATCATCAATGCCTACGAACTCAAGACCGGGCTTTCAAGGCATAAGATCTCCCAACTGATGGACGACGAGACATGGATGAATGCAAGGAAGGCAAAGGAGCTGGGATTTTGCGACGGTTTTCTTTTCACCGGAGAAGAAAGCGAACCGGAGGAAGGCATGGCTTATGCCGCCAGAAAAATGGTGGCTCAAGTCCTAAATAAAATCGGCCCTGATGCTGTTTTTAAGAAAGAAGCGGAGGATACAAAACCCGCAGAAAAAACAGACATCCAAGAACAATCCGAAACAGGCACAAGATACACAGAGCTGGAAAAAAGGCTCGAACTTTTACGTCATTAAGGAGGACGAAGAAATGAATAAAATTCAGGAACTGAGAAACAAGCGCCTTGAAGTTTGGGAAAAGGCTAAGGCATTTTTGGAAGAGAAGCGAGACGACAAAGGCATCGTCTCAGCAGAAAACACGGCCGCCTACGAAAAGATGGAACAGGAAGTCGTCGATCTTGGAAAAGAAATCGACCGCCTGGAACGCCAACGGGACATGGACATGAAGCTTAACGAGGCGACCAGCCGTCCTGTGGTGACAAACCCTATGCAGGCCAAGGAAGACAAGACCGGCAGGGGCAGTGATGCCTACACGCGTGACTTCTGGAATCTTATGAGAAAGAAGAACGCTGTTATTACGAACGCCCTGCAGGTCGGTACGGACTCCGAGGGCGGCTATTTGGCTCCGGATGAGTTTGAACAGACGCTTGTGGAAGCGTTGGAAGAAGAAAACATCTTCAGAAAAATCGCTCATGTCATTCAGACCTCTTCCGGCGACCGCAAAATCCCCGTTGTTGCAACAAAAGGCACGGCTAGCTGGGTAGATGAAGAAGCAGCTATCCCGGAATCTGATCCTGCCTTCGGCCAGGTCTCCATCGGTGCTTATAAGCTGGCGACCATGCTCAAAGTCTCCGAGGAACTTTTAAACGACTCGGTCTTTGACCTGGAGAGCTACATTGCTAAAGAATTCGGCAGGCGCATGGGTTCTAAAGAAGAGGAAGCTTTCCTCATCGGCGACGGCACAGGCAAGCCTACAGGTATTTTCCAAACCGTAGGCGGTGGAGAAGTTGGCGTTACGGCTGCGTCGGATAAAGCAGTGACGGCAGATGAGCTGATCGACCTCTTCTATTCGCTCCGTGCACCGTACAGGAAAAATGCCGTCTTTATTATGAACGATGCGACGGTGAAGTTGATTAGGAAGCTTAAGGACAATACCGGACAGTATCTCTGGCAGCCGGCTCTTACGGCAGGCACACCGGATACCATTTTGAATCGTCCCGTGTACACGTCAAGCTTTGCTCCTCTGGCAGAGGGCGGAGCGTTGGCGATTGCTTTCGGTGACTTTTCCTACTACTGGATCGCCGACCGCCAGGGCAGGTCTTTCCAAAGATTAAATGAGCTCTTTGCCGCAACAGGACAAGTGGGCTTTAAGGCTACACAACGAGTGGACGGCAAACTCATCCTGCCTGAGAGCGTGAAGCTCTTGCAGATGAAGGCCGGCGCTTAAGGAGGCAAACTATGAACGCAGAGGAGCTTCTTCATCCATTAAAAGAAAATCTGGTTGTGGAGCATGACGCGGATGATCCCCTCATGCTCCGCTGCCTTTCCTCTGCGATTTCCTATGCAGAGGGATACCA